TTGTTTATCGAAAAAGAATTTACATCAGAAGGCTCAATCTTAAGGGGCCGCTGGTATGCTGCTCAGGCTGCAGAAAATGCGCCTTGCATAGTGATGTGTCACGGGACTTCTGCCACTGTACCTATGGCACTCTCGAGCTACGCAACCGAGTTTCAAGATAAAGGTTTTAACGTTTTTCTATATGATCATGCAGGTTTTGGCAGAAGTGACGGAAAAGTTCGACAAACTATAAACCCATGGGTTCAAGGAAGAGGCTTGGCAGATGCTGTCGAGTTCGTAAAATTACAAAAAAGTTCGCACAACGGCAAAATAGTTCTGTGGGGCGATAGCTTTGCTGGCATGATAGTTTTGGTAGTTGCTGGGTTAGTCGAAAATTTAGCAGGTGTTGTTTCATATACGGCGTCCTGTGGAATAAGTGTCCTTAATTTTGAAGACCCGAAAAAAAGCTTCAGCGCTTTAAAGAAAATCTTTTATGAAGGCGGATTTGATCAACTGGAGGACTTGGTACGAGAAGGACCAATGCCTGTTGTCTCTTCAGACCAAGAATCTACCCCATCTTTGTTGCTCCCTATTCAGGCGTTTCGTTGGTTTATAGATCAAGGCGGACAATGGAACAGTGGTTGGGAGAATAAAATTACACGTGTCATACCAAAGACAGAGGTTCCCTTCTCACCTTTAGTTACTGCACCATTTATTAAAGCGCCAGTTTTGATGATGACGGGTAAGGAAGATGAAATGCCCCAGATTGTGCGAGAGGTTCAAGTGGAAGTGTTCAATAGGGTGCAAAGCGAAAAGCAGTACTATGAAATTGATGGTGGCCACTTTGGCGCAATCTATCCTCACACCCCACTCTTTTATGAGGCCATAGCCGTACAGAGCGCATTTATTAAATCAATTACGTAATTTAGGCTCCAGACTCATTGATCATCAAAGCCAGAAGATAACGGTGGCGGCGAGTGCGACGGCTGAGAGGAAGGTCGTGGCGCACCTGTCGTAACGGGTAGCGATCCGGCGCCAGTCCTTCAGTCTGCCGAACATGATCTCGATCCTGTTCCGCCGTTTGTAGCGGCGCTTGTCGTATCGGACTGGCTTGCCGCGTGACTTCCTGCCCGGATTGCATGGGCTTATCCCCTTTTTAAATGACCTCGAACCAGCGCATGGCGGTCTGCAGCAGGTGGTCGTAATCCTTCGACATTGCCTCGGCTACGAACGTGGCGATCTCAGCGTCGGAGAGACCGGCCTCCCTTGCAGCCTTGCGGTAACGGCTGAGTATTACAAAAGCGTTTCCGTCATGCCCAGTAAGCGCAACGGTGATGTGGGGATATTTTGGCGTCACGGCATTGGTTCCTCGCGGCAGTCAATACGACAACAGGCGTGACCGGCGCGTTAAGTCCAGTTTAATATCAACGAGTTAAGTCATGTGGACGGCAGGAACGTGCCTGCTCCCTCAAAACCCAATAATCCGTCAGCATTTGCTCCACCGCCGATCCCGCAGGCAGCCGTTCCATTTCCTCCGCTGCCCGCGCCAAGAACTCCCGGCTGTATGCCGGGACCGGCGGGCACCCTCCCCCGTCAGAACGAGCCGTCGCGCATCCGGCGAGCAAGCTCGTCGCGATCGCGAGGACGGCGAGACGCGGCATCAAGTTGGTCATGTTGCACCTCGATGGTTCTGCGCATGCGATCGACACGCTCCGCATTGCGCCCGGCCTGCCGGGCGCCGAGCAGGGTCGCGGCGACAGCGCCGATGATTGCGAAGAGCCCCGCGAGCTTGAGGGCATAAGGGGCGAGCAGTCGGCCGATGATCGCGATCACCGGAGCCCCCTGCGCCGGTCGTCGATCCGGGCCCAGATCATGTAGGCGATGCCGGCGAGCGCGGCGGCGCCAACCACCCAAGGCGCCAATTGAAGCAGCGATTGCAGCAATGGGATCGCGGGCTCGACTTGGCGGACGGCCTCCGCCGTCAGCCCGAGGACCGTGGCGCCGGCCGCCACCTGTCCGCCTTGCACGGTGCGCGTCTGCGCCAACGGACGCTGAAGAGGCTCGACACCGGCCAGGACAAGTCCGGCGTCGATTTCGGCATCGGTGTAGGGCTGATGGCCGTTCTCGTGGCGGATGATCGCCAAGGTGAGCGGGCGCAGGATCGCGTAATCATGAACGTCGATCTCGTCGTCCTCACCAACGCCCACGCTCGCGGCCACGGCCCGCACATAGGCGCCAGTGTCGTTCTCGTTAGGCGGCGCCCAACGACCGATCATCTGCTGGATGGTCTTGAGGCCGACCCTGTCCTGGTACGCGATCAGGGTCCGCGCGAGCGCCCGGATGCCCCATTTTGCCGAGGCGAACTGGAAGAACTCTGCATCCGTCTGCTCGGCGGCCAACCCCTGCCAGGGATCGGAGGACCGGCGCAGATTGCCAGGATTGTGGTTGCGAATGCCGCGCGCCAGCGCACGGCCTCGAGCGATCGAGGCTGTCATGGTCGTTCTCCTGGGATGAATGCCGCCGAGGCGGCGGGGTCAGGCGACGGCGAACTAACGCTCAAGTCCTACGGCGACGGGCCAAACAGCTTCAGCTTGATGGCAATGCCGGCCATCAGGGCGAGCAGGATGCCGGTGGTGATAAGCCGTACGACGGTCTGCACGGCCGTGCGCTTCGCGAGCCGCATGCATCCGAGCAGCGAACGCAGATCGCGAATGTCGTTGGCCGCGTCGTCACCGCCGAGCCCGACATCATCGAGAGCCTTGCGCGCGCCGGTCTCGGCCGCCCGCTCCAGCAATTGCTCGAACTCGGCTTCGGGCATGACGATGCGACCGCCGTCGCGGACGGGACGGTTCATGACGGTCTCCTCATTGGGCGGTCGCGCCAGCGGTCGGATCAAACAGGTCGGGCAAGACTTCGGCCGAGATCCGGCAGTTGTATCCCGCAGGCTTCAATTCATGACTGACCCGGGTAATGCGCCACCGGACGGGGATCAGTGGTCGCCACCCGGACAGAACAAGGGTGGCTTCGACCTGGATGTCGGGGCGCCCCGGCAGGTCGATCGACAACTCGGCGTTGGACCGGGCGGCCGTGTTGGCGTGAGTGGCGATCGACGCCCTGGCATCGGTCTCCCTGTCGTGCAGGCGGCGGATGTCTTCGTAGGGCGGCGATCCCTGCTCGATCTTTCGGGACTCGCCGGCGGCGATATCCCACCACCAGGCGCGCAGGCCGCCGCGTTTGTCGCCGGCGGCACCCGCCTCGCGGCGGGCGGCATAGGTGTAGGACCAGCGCGTGACTTCGGCCGGCGTCAGCGTCACTGCCGGTAGCAGCGCACCCGACGCCGTGGTTGCGGTACCGCGCCGGACGACCGCCAGGACCGGCCCGAGCGGCCGGGCGACAGCGTCGTACCGGTTCGAGATGCGCGCCAGGAAAGCGATGTCGCCCTCGGTCGTCTGATCCAGATGGGGCAGTGGGATCGCATCGAGAGACGCCTCGACCCGTGCTTCCAGTCTGTGGTCCGCAGCGATGGTGCGGGTGAGATCGCCGAGGGTCTGGCGGTGCCAGGAACGGGAACGGGCCGCACGGATATCCTGGCCCAGAGCGGCGGCGGTCGCCTTCACTTCGAGGGCGGCCGGCGGACCGCTGTAGGTGATCTCGTCGACCCGGTAGCGGCCCATGTCGATGGCGCCGGTCTCGCGGTAGCCGAGCCATACCGACAGCATGGTGTCGGGCGTCGGCAGGTCGGCGACGGCGCCGTCCAGCCGCGGGCGATCGTCGAGAGTGAGGCTCAGCCGGTCGCTCTTGGTCTCCGCCTCGTCGTCGATGCGGAGCGCCAGCAGCCGGTCGCGGATCGCAGCCGTGACGTCACGGCCGTCGGCTTCGAGCCGGAATGCTGGGGTCCAGGGCATCGCTCATCCCCAGATGCGCAGGATGCGTCGCGGCGCCGGCGGCGGGATGTCTGGCAACGTCAACTCGATGCCTGCCGGCAGGACCGGCCCGCGCTCGGCCAGGCCGGGATTGGCGGCGAGCACGACTTCGAGCGCGTCGCTGCGGCCGTAGTGCCGCCAGCAGATCCAGTCGAGCATGTCGCCGTCTCGGGTCAGGTAGCGGACAGCGGTCATGCGTCCTCCCCGTAGGCGACCAGCTTTATGGAGAACTCCAGCTTGCGCGGCACTCCGTCGGCAAGGAACACGGCCTGGGTCTCACGGAGGTCGAGAATGCACCAGAGACCCCAGACCCTGCCGGTGCCGTCGACCATCTCCAGTGGCGTGCCGGCGTCGGCGGCCTCGCGCATGGCGGTGATCTGGCCGAGCCCGCCGCGAAAGGCCGGATAGATCGTGCCCTCGAGTTCGACGGTCGATGGCCCGTGCCCGGTGAACTGCTGGGCCGGCCGGCGGCCGAGACGGTCCTGGCCCTGCCAGCGGTAGGCGTCGGTGCGGCGCAGCTGGTCGTAGGCGGCGGTGTCGAGCGCGTAGCGGAAGTCGCCGAGCGCCATCATGATCTCGGGCATGGCGACCTCAATCGTGCAGGGCTGCGCGTGCCTCCGACGCGGCGCGCCGGGCGACCGAAGCCAGGTGATCCTCGATCGCCATGGCGAGGCGATCCGGATCGCCCGCGCCATCGAGAACTATCCGCACCGCGCCTTCGGCGATCGTGATCGTCAGGTTCGACGGAGTCGTCGACGCTGCCGCTGGTGCTGGCGGCATCACCCGACCGCCGGCATCCAACGCGATCGGCAAAGAACCGGCAGCGATGGACGGGACGCCCGACGGAATCTGACCTGTTGGCGGCACGAGCAGCGCGGGCGCGACGGGCGAGCGCAGGCTCGGGATCATCCTGGCCGCAGCCTGGGCCACCCCGCCGAGCCTATCTGCATCGGTCCCTGGTTCCGGCCAGGACGGCATAACGACCATGGGTGATGGTATGGGCATGGACACGGTCGGCATTACGACCGGCTCCGATGGCGTTACGGCGGACGGCACGACTGTCTCCCCGCCGCGCTCCTGTGCCGTGCCATTCAGCGAGCGGTTCGCGATCTTCGCATCGACGATCCGCGGTGCCGGTGGCACAACGATGATGTCGCTCAACAGGCGTGTCGACGGAGCGCGCGCCGATCCGGTCGCCGATCCGCGGTTCGCTGGCTCGGCCGGCACGGGAACAGCCGGGGCGCTCATGGTCAGGTCGATCCCGAGCTGCGCCTTCACCCACTCCGGCATCCACTCGGTGAGCCCTGCGACGGCGTCCCGGAGCCATGCCTGCATGGCGGCCCAGCGGTCGCGCAGGCCATCCCAGAGACGCCCGGCCCACTCCGACCCGAGTGCGAACAGATCGACGCCGGTCAGCCACTCCACCAGCGTGCGGACGGCATCGGCCACGAATGTGACAGGGCTGAACGCATCGAGAACCGACACCACGCCCTGGACGAACCCCTGATCGAAGGCGGCGCGGATCGGTTCCCAGAACGACAGTAGCCAGGCCCGGATCGGCTCCCAGTGCTGGACGATCAGATAGATAGCACCGGCCAAGGCCGCGATGCCGGCGACGATCCATGTGATCGGGCTGGCGAGCAGTGCGGCCGTCATGCCCCAGATCGCTGGAACAGCGGTAGCGATGGCAGGGACCAAGCCGGCGACGAACTTCGCCGCCAAGAGCCCGGTGCTAGCGATCACCGGCACGAGGACGGCAGCGACCTGGAGGACCGCCGGGACCAGCATCGCGAAGGCCAAGACGAGTGGCCCGGCGACCCACGCTGCCAGTCCGCCGACAGCGACCATCGTCGGCCCGCCGAGCAGATCGACCAGCGGCTTGACCGCCTCGATACCCGTTTGGACACGGGCCCAGAGAGCGGCGAGTTCCTGGCGCAAGGTGCTCGCGGGATCGAGCAGTGCGGTGATGACTGCCTTCAGCCGCTCGATCCAGTCGGTCACCGTGTCGAGCACGAGCGCGCGGTTCTCGGCGACCCAGGCGCGCAGCGTGTTCACCAGGTCGTCCGCGACCGGCACCAGTTGCTCGCCGATCGAGCGACCGACGGCGGCGACCTGACGATGCAGGCGTTCCAGGTTGTCGTTGAACGCCTCGCCCTGCTTGGCGGCAGTCTCTGACATGATCAGGCCGAGACGTTCGGCCTCGGCACCCATCTCGGCAAGGCCGTCCCGTCCGCTGTTCAGGAGCGGCATCAGGTTCGCACCGCTGCGGCCGAACACGGCGATGGCGAGTGCGGTCTTCTCGGCACCCTCGGGCATCCGCGACAACGCTTCGGCTACATCCGAGAAGATCGCCTCGGTCGGCCGGATGGCGCCGGCAGCGTCGTAAATGGCGACGCCGAGCTGCCCAAAGGCCTCGGCCTGCTCGCGCCCGCCATCGGCAGCTTGAGCCGCGGTGTTGGAGAGCTTCTGGAGTGCCCCCACCAGTTCGCTCGCCTCGGCACCGCTCATGGCGGCGGCGTAGGCCAGCCGCTGGAACGGCTCAACACCGACGCCGGCCCGCTGGGCGTTCTTTACCATCTGGTCGCCCTGGTTGGCGGTGCCCAGCACCAGCCCGGTGATGGCCGCCGCCGCACCGCCTGCCAGCAGGCCGACCCGGGTGAGGCTGGTGCCGGCCGCAGCACCGACGCCGGCGAGCCGGTCGCCCAGCTTCTGGATCGAGCGGCCGAGACGCTCCAACCCGGCCTCGCGGCCGAGCCGGCCGACGGCAGCCTGGAGGGCAGCGATCGGCTGCAGCATGCCGCTGACGGCCTGGTTCATGCGGCGCACAGGTGCGGTCAGCGCATCGACGGCGGCGATGGTGACGGATACCTGGGTGTTCGCCTTGGCCATCACCGTCCTCCTGATCGCTCGGCGGCAAGCCGGCGCCAGTCGAGCAGCTCATCGGTGTCCATGGCGTCCATCACCTCGGGCGGCCAGTGGAATACCAGGGCGACATCGGCCATGGCTGCACGAACAGAAGCCGGGGCCGCCCCTATCGCGTGGTAAAACCCGCGACCACGTCTCCGAGCGTGGCGAGGTCGGCAGCGTCCAGCTCGTCGACCTCAGCGGGCGCGAGTTCGGCCAACTGGCCGATCAGGTAGAGCGTGCGCTCCATCTCCGAGCCCTTGACCTTGTCCATGCGGCGAAGGTCGCCGACCTTGGGGCGGCGCAGCGTGACACTGGCAAGCGTGCGGCCCTGGACGGTGACGGGGACCAGCAGATCGATGGTCACCGAGGCGTCGGGGGCGATGGCGGTCGTGGTCATGGGATCCTCGCGATCAATGTCAGGTCGGTTGCGGCAATAGCGATCAGAGACCGAGCGCGGTGCGCTGGCCTTCGAGCTGGTCCTTGCCGTCGATCAGGCGGACGAGATTGGGGATGTCGATCTCGACGAGGTCGCGGTCGGCGATGGCGAGCTTGTAGTAGGAGCAGGCCATCTTGACGGTGAGGCCGTTACGGTCGCCGACCTTCCAGGTGCCGGAATCCAGTTCCTGCCAGCCGCCGCGGAGGTTGACGACGACGGCCTGGGCCGCGCCGCCCTGGGCCTGGATGGCGCCGCGCACGGTGACCGGGATGGCGTCGCGGCCGAGCAAGCCGAAGGTCGCGAACACCGCCTCGTCCAGCTCGGCGAGCATCAGCGTCGCTTCGAGCGCCTCCATCCCCATGTCGAGGCGGACCGGCGCATCCATGCCGCCGGCACGGTGCTCCTCGGTCTTCACGGTCAGCTTCGGCAGGGTGATCTCGTCGACGCGGCCGGCATAGCCGCGACCGTCGACGAAGAGGTTCAGGTTCTTCAGCACGCGCGGCAGCTGGATCGCCATCAGAGGATCTCCACGAGGTAGTCGTTCACCAGGTGCGAGCGGAAGGTGACGTGCTCGGCCGGGTATGGCGGGGTGAAGTCGAGGTTGAAGTAGACCTTGCCCTGGGCGAGGTTGGCCGGGCTGTTCAGGTCTGGATCGGGCCAGCAGCGCCCGCCGAGAATGGCGCCCTGAGCCTTCAGCGCGCGCAGATAGGCGTTCACGCCCTCGCTCACGTCTTCGAGGTAGGTCCGGGTGATGTTGCGGTCGACGGCCCAGAGATGGGCGCGCAGCAGGCTGTCGTTGATGAGGTCGGCGGTGCGGCGCACGGAGAGGAAGGCGAACTTCGGATCAGCCGAACAGGTACGGTTGCCCCAGAGCCGGAAGCCGTCCTCGCGGATGATGGTGGCGACCTCGTTCTCGTTCAGGTGATTGGCCCGGCTGTTCGGGTCGCCGAGCGCGAAATCCACCGGTCTGGAGGTGCCGACGATGCCGAACATCTCCTGGTTCGAGGGCGACCACCAGAAGCCGCGGTCGTTGTCGATGCGGGCGATCATGCCGGCGACGCGGGCGCTTGCCGGCTCCGGCACGATGGCGCCGTCGCGTGCCACCATCACCCAGGGATCGACGACGTAGACGCGGGCGCTGCCCCAGTCGCCGCGGAAGGCGACGGCGTCAGCATCCGACGTGTTCGGCCCGTCGGCGATGATCACTGCCCTCAGGCGTTCGGCGATGCCGAGCAGTTCGGCCACGACGGCATTGGCGAGCAGACCGTCAGGACCGGCGGCCTGCCGGTGGGTGAACCCCGGGGCGATCAGGATGCGGGGCGTGACGCCGAGGCTGGCCTGGGCGCCCATCAGCGCGTGGACGCCGGTGTAGACGCCGGTTCCGGGATCCACACCGCCGATGACGTTGGCCTCGGTCTCGGCGACGTCGGCGCCTTCAGCGACGCGAACCACCACGACCATGGCGCCGGCCTGGTCGAAGATGCCGTCGAGGGCGGCCGGCAGGGTGCCGGCGAAATTGCCGGTGGTGTCGAGGCTGGCGAGGGCGGCGAGGGATCCGGCAACCAGGACCGAGGTGTCGAGCGGGAAGGCCGTGGGATCGGCGTCGGGTGCCGTGCCGACCAGACCGATCACCGAGGATTTCACCGTGCGGATCGGCCGTGGCCCGGTGTCGATCTCGACGACCTCGACGCCGTGCAGGAACTGCTCGGGCACCCTCGATCTGCTCCACGAACTCGGCCTGCACGGCATGGCCAAGGCCATGAAGGACCTCGACGCCCAGCCCGAGGTCACGCACCTCGAGCATGCCGAATGGCTCGCCCTGCTGCTCGAGCAAGAGGCCACCCTGCGGCGTCAGAAGCGCTTCGAGAGCCGGGCGCGGGCCGCCAGGCTGCGGCACGACGCCAGCGTCGAGGACGTCGACTACCGTGCTGCACGCGGCCTCGATCGCGGCCTGTTCCTCAGGCTCGCCTCCTGCGAATGGATCCGCGCCCGTCATAATCTGCTCCTCACCGGGCCCTGTGGTGCCGGAAAGAGCTGGCTTGCCTGTGCCCTCGGCCACAAGGCCTGCCGGGAGGACCTCGCCGTCGCCTATCACCGCATGCCGCGGCTGTTCGCCGCCCTCGCCACTGCCAGGGCTGACGGCCGCTACGCCCGCATGCTGCGCTCGCTCGCCCGGCTCGACCTGCTGATCCTCGACGACTGGGGGCCGGAGCCGCTCGACGCCGAGCAGCGCCGCGACCTCCTGGAGATCGTCGAGGACCGCTACGAGGCCCGCTCGGTCATCGTCACCAGCCAACTGCCGGTCGACCGCTGGTACGAGGTCATCGGCAATCCCACCATCGCCGACGCCATCCTCGACCGCCTGGTCCACAACGCCCACCGCATCGAGCTCAGGGGTGACAGCCTGCGAAAGAAGCGGCCCCCGGAGGTCGCCGCGGCCGCCGCGACTTGA